AAATAGTGGAAGCACAAACTTGCTATTTCATAACTGTTTTGTGCCTAAGCGAAGCGAAAGGAATGAGAGTTTTTATGCTTGTGTGATCACTCACGCTTTAATATATTTTTGAAGCCTGCTGTTTGGCTTGTCTGGAATTGTCATTTTGAGCTTTCCAGACTCCAAGAGCGGAATAAGATATTTTTTGGTAAAATATGTGAGGTTCTTATAGCCTAAATAAGAACAAATTTCTTTTTTACTGCGGGCTACTTGGCAATAATTAAGAATCTTTGTTTCGATATCTTGGTCAGCGACTTGGTCAGTGACTAAGTCGACTTGGTCACTTGTGACTAAGTTCTGTGGTGGCGGTCCGACAGTAACAGTCGAGTTCGCTTCGCTTAGAGGAATCACAGTACGGAATATATCACCTTCTACAAATTGCGGTTTTCCGCCAGAGTAGAGCTGGGTATATTTGTATGTGTTCCTCATGCCGGAGCCGAGTTCATCAGCCAGGCCAATTTCACGGAAAACCTTTGAAATAGCTGGATTCTTGGGAAACGGCGCAAAAGTGGCTAATTCTAAGTTGCCAAATCCATGTGAGAGGTTTGCGTTTTCGGTGTAAATCTGTTCTTTTTCGATGACAATTTTGGCAACATAGGCATTCGAAAAATCTCTGTGGGCCAACAGATTCGAGATTATTTCACGAAGGATTTTATCCCTGGCGCTGACGCTGATGATGCCGTCCAAAACAAAATTGTCGTTTAGATGCAGTCGGCCAAATTCCAACAGTCTGTCATAGCTTTCCAGCAGATTGGTGGTAATAACATCTCTGTCATCGTAGCGGTCCATGTTGAACATCCGATAGATGGCATCCGTCTTATGGTGAGCTAGGACAGAGAAAATCAAATCGTCAGGACCGAATAAGAGGATAGATGCGAGGGTAATCCCTTCTTTGCCAGTGCTGCTGTCCCGGAGGATTAGTCCGGCATTGCGGAGCATCTCTTCATCTGTCATGGCTCGCCAGGGATGATCCTGTCTGCGGCTTTTGGTCATTTCTCTGGCCCTGTCCATAAGGTCATGCCGCAGGTCGTTGACTGTAAAAACAGGGTAGACCCGATTTACAAAGTAGGAACTTTGCTTTCGGGAATAAAGCCTGTAAACGGATTCCTGATTGTCCGTAATATCAATATCCGATTCATGGTTGCGGTCATAGATTCGCCCGTTGCATCGGCATACATTGGGATTGACAGGAACGCGAATATATAGAATAAGCTTCCCGTCATGCTCATAATCTATCGGGGTAAGATAGAGGGGCGGGTACATTTTGTTTTCGTTATTGATGCAAGTGACAAAATTTTTCTTGATCTGGTCGATACAGTCAGGCTGGATACCAAGAATTGTCCCGTTATCCTTGACTCCGAGAAATATATGACCGCCATCTCTGTTTGAAAAGGAGCAAACTGTATCGTACACATCTTTGGTTATATCTGTAGTGGATTTTTTGAACTCCACTTCTGTATTTTCACCATTTTGAATCAGGATTAAAAGTTCTTTTGGCAGTTGCATGGGTAGTTCACCTTCCTTCTGAATATGTGGGCGATTCCCACACTCGTATTGTAACCGCTGTGGAGAGCTATATCAAGGAGTTTCCGAAATTTTATTTTCTTCAGCAAGCTCTCTCTGTATCTGTCGATATTCTGCCATCTCCGTTTCATTTGCCGGCCGGACGGCTGGATCGGCTCCGCATACAGTTTTTCCGCAGTCCGGGTAGCGGTCGGGCAGTGTGGCAGCAGGAAATATATAGTGGCAGGCACGGCAGTAGTATAAAGTTTCTATAACATTCATCTCCTCATCTCTGCCATAGACTGGCATGAACTTCTATTTCTTAAGATAATCATTTCTTAGTTCCGGGCTGACTGGAAGCTCAAAGCCTTTTTCAAGCAGGGCCTTATATTTGAATTCAATCAGCACGGGATCAACGCCCTGTTCATGGGCAATGTCGTCGGTGGTGCAGAAATCATCGTGCAAAGTCTGAGATTCCCACACCGTATGTTGCCGGATATCATCTTCCGGGCAGTCTGGATGCTGTTTCCGTTCTTTCTCCAATAATTCCTTAAAATCATAATACCCGATGGACTCCAGGACAGCTTGAACGGTTATCATCAGTTCGGCTGAAAAAAGGTTAGCGCGCCGTTCCTGTCTGGCTGAGGAAAGGCTGTAGAACCATGTGTCCTGCAAAGGGCCGTTCGTCCTGGCTTCCTCGCGGTCAAAAAAATCATGCCCCAGCTCATGCCCAGCCGCCATAAGCTGTTCGACCTCAGTTGCGTATTCACTCAGCCGTATGAAGCGGCGGTTATTTACAACTGCGTAAAAGCCGAGTGTGTCAACCAGCCGGGGGGTTGTCTTAAAGTTGATCGCCCGCTGTTCGATGATATCGAAGGGATTGCGGGTTCCATATATTCTTGCGGCGTAGGCCGCCATCCGTAGTGCAAACTGGCTCAAATTGAATCTCCCTTCTCCTGGTGAGGCATATCTTTCCTAAGATTCTGTCAGAATCCCACCTGTGGGCAAGATGGAGCGGTAAAGTTTGGGAAGAGATCAGTTCTCTTTCCGGTATTTCTTCGGTGTATACACTTTCGCTTCTTCCTTCGCTTCCATAAAAATCTCCATCATTTCTTCCATGAACCCCTGCTTGTCGGCTTCACTCAGTTCGCCCCCGGCGTACAGGGCGCGGGTTTCCTCAGCAATCCGCTTTGCCTGCGCCTTTCCTCTGGAACCGTATTTTTCCTGCGCTTCCGCAAGGAAAGCCTCCTTTTCCAGCTGTTCCTGAAACGCCGCATCGTCGATAAAATAATCCGTAGAGAGGCCAAGCGCTTCTGATACTTTTTTAATAGCGTCCACAGTGGGAGTACGGTTATTGCTCTCATAATAACGGATTGCCCTGGATGTAAGGCCGGTACGGCGGGAAAGCTCCGCCTGGCTCATGCCCAGGGATATTCTGGCCGCACGGATTTTATCGCCCATAGTTGCGTCCGGGGACAGCGTTATTTTAGTTTCTTTGTTGTTTCCTGTATTGTTGCCCATGATAATCCTCCATTCTTTCGTGAAGCGGCTGTAGGGATGTGGCTATACGTAGCCAATGTGTCAGGGTAGCACGATCCCCGCCGCTATGTTTGGATCAAGGAGGTTTGGAATCCGGATATGATAAAGGAGTAGGAAAAGGGAATGCCATTAGCCGGGAAACGGGGAGTGGGAGGCCACGCTTCTGGCGGAGTCACCTGCATCATATCATTTTTTCCGAAAACCACTTGAAAAGGAACGTAAGTTCCTATATAATTCAAACAGATGTTCGCGGAACTTATGTTCCTATAATACAATAGGATGGGGAGGTTGTCAAGGGGAAGTTCAATTCAAATCCCATAGAAAAATACGAAGAAAATGGGTATAAAATATATTGACTACCCAAAATATTCGTGATAATATTTTGGTGAGAGGCGGTGAAACAAATGAAATTGACAGATGAGCAAATAAAATTTGTGAAAGAAAACATAAAAGGAAAAAAAGTAGATGAGGAGAAGTTCCTAGAATATTTAGAAAAAAATGATTCAGTGGGTGAAGAAATCTTTGAAGAGTGTAAGGCAAAAGACGACCATAGGTTTTTTGTCTCATCATTTACATTTGGATTGAGAAAGAATGTGAGAGGATATCTTCCAGTAAAAACAGAGGTATTTATAAGGAGAATCCCTTTTTACTATTACCGTGCGGATAGGGGATATTCGTTTAGAAGTTGGATAGCCGATCTTATTCGTGACACGGAAGAATATGAGGAGGAGCTGGAAAAGATATATCAAGTATTGGAGTACCTGTATTATGAAGGTGGGGTTTCTATTGATGAAATAATGTCATATATCAAAATACAATTATATGGAAAAGAAGAGGAAAGTGAGAAGCAGCATGATATTGAAACCGCTATTTCAAAAAGTTTACTGTACGCTTCTTCATGGATTACAGAAGAAAAACTTTTGTATGATTGGGCAGAGTATATCAAGATATGTAAAAAAATAGGCTGGAACGATTATTTCCCGGAAAGGTTCATTACAAAATATAATGAGGCCTTGGAAATGGCAGGATTATCCCCGATTATATATGGTTTCCATTCAAAATCGTGGCTTCTCCATCTGGACAGAGAAAGAAATAAAATTTCGTGCATGGGGAATTTCCCATGTGACGGGCTTGGAAGGCCGATAATGAAATGGATTGGTATAAGAACTGAAAAAGTAGAAGGAGTGTCCTGTACCTGTGTAAATTCACGCTATGGAGAGTTGATAATTCAAATTAATCCGGAAAGTATGATTTATGTTTTGAATTATGTAGATGGGAATGGCGAATTGGCGGAACCGGGTGAAGCAGGGACAGTTATATCTTGGGAACAGCAATATGCGGGACCTTTGAATATGGTGTTTGATAATGAAGCACTAAAGGAGGCACGGAAGGCTTTTAAGATGACACAAAAAGAGCTTGCAGATGCTATAGGGACATCTGTTAGGACCTATCAGAAGTGGGAAAATGGTGATACAAAGCCGGATTGTCAATCTCTTTTAAGATTGATGAACTGGTTAGAAATAGAAGATGTGCAATACTTGATTGCTTATAAAAGTTATCCGGCAGAGGAGGAAAAGGGATGAGAAGTGGAGTGCTAGGCAAGGACATCAGGCTTTCGGGTAAAAATAAGGAACAGGACGCATGGAAATTATACACGGCGACTATGAAGATATTGGATCAAGGTTGTGATGTGGAAGTAAAGAAAACAAAAGACCATATAAAAGTCAGCCGGGTTACCAGGCAAACAGAGACAGAAATGATGTTCTAATCAATAAAATATCGTGCCGTTAATGAAGGGGCATTAACGAAGGACCAAGCGGGGTCAGTAAGTATGGAGTGATTACTCTATTACTTTCTGATCCTGCTTTTTTATTTCGGAAATATGGTGGCAGATCGGAAAGAGGATTTGTTGGGAGCAAAAATAGTCGAGTTTGGAGAAAAGAAAAGCGGGAAGATTTTGGAATAGCTTCAAATCTGACATATTATATACGAAAGAGTAAAACGTGGATAGATGTGATTGGGTTTTACGCGACTCTTAAGCATGAGCGATTTGTAATTTATCGAAGTCCACACGGGAATCGACAGCATTAGAGGTCAGATATTGAAAAAATACAGGAAAAGGAGAGACGAAAAGAAGAATATAAGTGTGAGGAAATAAGTGAATGAAGAAATTAAATGGAGAAATAGGTAGCGTGGAAACCTATGTGAAATCGCAAAAAAAATTTAGGAAAAAGTGACGGGTATAGTTTGACTGTGAATATAGTAGAAATATAGGGAGGTCAATCATATTCTGTCGATGGTAAAGGAGAAGGTGGATCTTACAAATATTATTCATAGAAAAGCCAATACGAACTGGTGGCTGTGATTTACAATCCAAATAGCGAGAAAAAATGTGGACAAGTAAGGAAAAAACTTCCATATGTTACTTTACACGAAGGGACGATAGGGGTATAATCTAAAATAACTCATCATTCGACACTGATGAGGGACGATTATATTTTGTTGTGAATATTTATTTAAAATATTTATTTCCAAAAGATAAGTAAAACATGTCAGGAAAGGAGTGACAATAAAGATCGCATTATAGGCGATTGCTAAGGGCTGAAATAAATAGGCGATAGCACGTAGACATAGTTATTTGGATTGTACATTTTAATTTAGAATTACTAGAAGACAGGAAAATACTACATAGTTTGTGTCGAATTCTATATTGTTACATTCAAAATACGTGGTCGAAGTGCGCTTGTTTATGGAATTGAGCCATAAAAAATTGAAAAAATCTTCCGGATATTAACATACTGAAGTAAAAATAAATGTATGCCGGAGCAGTAAATGATAACGCACAGAGACTTTTCCATGAAAGTGGAAATCTGTAACGTAGGTCATTGACTGCTCCGGCTTTTTTTGATTTTCGGGGTGCAGATTCGAAGGAGAAAGGGGGTGTTGGTATGGTCGATATCCACAGTGATGAATACATATTGGGGCAAAATATAAGAAAATATCGAAAACAGAAAGGCTGGTCGCAAAAGGATCTCAGTGACGCTGTGGATATGGACCGTGCCAACATTTCTGGAATAGAAAACGGCGAAAGAGGTGTGATGAGTTGTGTAACGCTAAGGAAATTTGCTCAAGCGTTAGGCGTGACAATGGATGCCTTAATGGAAGAAAACGAGATATCTTTTGATGAAATAATCTCAATTCAAGAAAAATATAAGATGCTCAATCCTTTACACAAGGCAATGGTAGAGGAAACAATAGATGCATATCTGGTTAAAGAAAATAGAGTTTCAATCTGAGGGACCGTACAGTTTTTAAACAAGCTGTATGGTCTTTTTTGATTTAGGGCTGCTTTGAGTGAAAATGTATCAAATTTGACCCATTTATGTGTCAAGCTTGAAATCTGCAAAATCATCCTGTTTTGTTATCATATAGACAGTTCAAGGGACAAGCCCTACAGAATGTATCTGGCAGCGTTGCCCTGAACAAATAAAATATCGTAAGCCCGATTCTAGAGAAGGCGAAGGATACCATAGCGGAGTTCACAGAACAGCGAATTATTTGCTGGCTGTGGAGGCGCTTATATGGGATTACTCTGACTATCTCTGGAACCGGGCTTTCTCTGTTTTATTGCACTGTCCACAGCGATGTGTGGAATTCCCCACAGATGTTTGCTCCTATTGTGACAGACCTGCTCCGGTATCCTTCCCTCCCAGAGTCCGAGGGAAAGGACAGAACAATGATGAAGAACATGATGGGTATGGAAATTGGAGCAATGGCAATCAATGGCGGGATTGGCGTGATGGAGATCCGTCAGCCGACAGTGGAACTGCCCAGCGCAGATGACGTGGTAAAAATGGTGGCACAGGCTGCCGCAGATTTGGCGGGAGAGATTGCAGAAAATGCGCACATCACTCTTCGGGAACTGAAAAGGAAGGTGGCTGCGGTTACAGAGAAGAAGCTGCCGTCATTCAAGCAGCTTATGGAACAGAACCCTGTGGCGGTAGCAAAGAGTATCGTGAACGGTGCGACGCTGACTGCCTATGAGAACGGATATGCCGTGTATGAGATGGACGGCGCGCATACGGTCATGGCTGTGGATCGGTGTGGCGATTACCGGTACGACTTCAGCGACGGTACATACCATGTGGTTCCCGCAGAGGTATTTGAAGAGGCGGAATGGAGTCTTCGCCTGGTCATGGAAGGAGAACGGCGGATGGAGCACAACCGGAGCAAGCGTGCATCAAATAATGAGTGCGTGTCTCTGGAATGTGATGGCTCGGACTGGTCGGACGCTGTTATGGTGGATTTCCTGCTGGAGGATAACGCGGAGATGCTGGCGGATAAGGAACTGCATCGCCTATATGCTGCGATGGGGAAGCTGACAGAGCGCCAGTTGGAGATTGTGCAGCTTTACTTCTATAAGGGGCTGACTCAGCAGGAGATTGCGGAGGAGTTGGGGATTGCGCGTAGATCGGTAGGTAACTGTATCGATGGTGCTTTGAATAAAATTAAAATGAATTTCTGAAAAAATACCTCCCAAACAGCTCAAAATGGTGTGCTTTATGAGAGGGTTACTTCTCAACAACAGGAAGGAGGGCAAGAGCCATGAATGCAGTAAACAAGGCTCCCATGGTTGCAACAGAGACCGAAGCTGAAGCACAGGTCACACAGGAGGCACGCCCACCCGGCAACAGATCAGAGGAGTCTACATCAACCGGGACAGCAAAGAAAATCTTTGTCTGTTCCCCATACCGGCCAATGTCTGAGACGGAGGAAAGCCGGAAAACAGAGCTGGAGGCAAATCTGCATCGGGCCAGAACAGCCTGCCGTATCCTCTCCACCCTTGGTTTCATGCCGTTAGCGCCGCATCTGTATTTCACCACATTCCTGAATGATGGAGACAAGAAAGAACGTGCAGACGGCATCCGGTTCGGGATGCGGTGGCTGGAGGAGGCCGATGAGGTCTGGGTGTTCGGCGGCACGATTTCAGAGGGGATGGCGGCGGAGATTGCAAAGGCGAAGGAACTGGGTAAGACGGTACGCAGCTTGCCGGAACCTGGGCGTATGGTAGAACTGCTGCTGAAGATGATTACAGAGAACTATCATGTGCCGAAAAACAAGAAAACGGAAGGGCAGCATAAAGCTGCGGAAAGTGAGGACAACGATGGAAATGAAGAATGAGAAGAACGGTATTCTGGAGGAACTGCTCAAGGAGATGCAGGAGGCTGGGATTATCCGGGCAGTTGCCTGTGGCACAGGCGGGAACTGTGCGGCGGCACAGGAGGCAGAGAAAGCGCCGGAAGCCGGCCATGAGGCGGATAAGTCCCAGATGGAGAATCAGGCGGACAAACAGAAGCAGGAAGTTCTGGACAAGCACAGCGTTCCGGCGGTTACGCTGAACATCAAGAACCTGCACATCCACATGGACGAGCGCATGACATCGTACAATTACGGTTTCGGTCAGGAAACCTCCCATGCCGCTGTACCTGACGGCGGAGAGCATGGCTTAGAGCTTCCCGAGGACGATTCCGATGATATTGATTTCGAGGCTATGTCGGAAGCTATCCGTAAGGAAACCGGGCTGTGCGAGACAGTTATCCTGACAGTGCTTCTGGCACAGATGCACTACCTGGATACGGTGTTTGGGGAAGAGGAGGGCAAGGTATGATGGATGAGCAGATGAACGTGCTGGGCGCGCCAAAGAAGATTGTAGATGGGCTGGTTGAGGTTTTTGAAGGCTTCGCCCGGATGTTTGAAGGAGTATCGGAGCAGTTGGAACTGCTGGCGGAGGATGCAGTGGAGACATTGGAGGACAAGCCTGCATTCCCGGCAAAGGAACTGCTTCCCGCAAAAGTATCCGGGAAGAAAGGCGCGGCAGTTACCCGCCCCCGGAAGAACCCGGAAAAGAAGAACCGTAAAGGTGATACGGCTCCGGTGGCTGATGATGCAGCTCCCGCAGATGCTGATACGGCAGAGGATACCGTGAAGGACACAAAAACCGCAGCAGAGGAAACTCCTCCTGACAGTACAGACAGTAATCTTCAGGCAGATACAGAGGATGGACTGCCGTGGGAGGAAGATACCGGCCAGAAGGAAGCGGCTGCACTAACTGCTGATAATCAATTAAAATCGGCTCCCACAGACCAGTCAGCTACAACGATCACAAAGGATGACATCACGGCGGTCATTGTGGCGAAGATTAAGCAGAAGCGTGACAACAATGCGAAGATCGGCCAGCTTTTGAAAGCCTACGGTTACAGCGAACTGTCGGCGCTCCCGGCTGAGAAGTATGAGGCGTTCCTGGCTGACATCTCCCAGCTCTAAGGGAGGTGGAGCCGTATGCCAGAAGTACACGCGATCCTTTCCGCTTCCAGTTCCAAACGGTGGCTGAACTGTACGCCATCTGCGAGGCTGGAGCAGAACTTCCCCAACGAATCCTCGGTATATGCCGAGGAGGGGACCGCCGCCCATGCCCTCGGGGAGTACAAGCTCCGCAAGTATCTGCATGAGCGGGTGCGGCGGCCAGTATCTGAGTTTGACTCCGATGAGATGGAGAACAACACGGACATCTACGCGGAGTTCATCATCAGCACAATCGAGCGCATTAAAGAGACCTGCCCGCACCCGCTGGTCATGGTGGAGGAGCGGCTGGACTACAGTTATCTTGTGCCGTCCGGCTTTGGCACCGGCGACTGCGTGATTATCGCAGACAGCACGCTGTATGTGAACGATTATAAGAACGGAAAAGGCCTGTTTGTAAGCTGCGACCACAACCCGCAGATGATGCTTTACGCATTGGGGGCGTACCACACCTACGGTTACCTGTACGATATCAGGCGGGTATCCATGACCATCATCCAGCCGAGGCTGGAAAATATCTCAACTTTTGAATGCAGCGTGGAGGAACTGCTGGAGTGGGCGGAAACCTACGTCCGCCCGAGGGCGAAGCTGGCTTTTGAAGGCAAAGGGGAGCAGGTTCCCGGCGACTGGTGCCGGTTCTGCCGCGCAAGGTGCGCCTGCAGAGCCTGTGCCGAAGAAGCACTGGCGCTGGCAAAGGAGGAGTTCCTCGACCTGGATGCCGGGGTACTGGCGGATGAAGCTGGGCTGACCGAAGAAACCGATGCCACCGTAGCCTATGACCGGGATACCACGGCGCCGACCTTCAAGTCACCGGCCCTTCTGGACAAGGCGGACATTGAGCAGATGCTCCCGACGCTGAACCGCATTTCCTCATGGATCGACGCCATCTTTGCCTATGTGTCCTCGGAAGCCATCAACCACGGCGTCATATGGTCCGGCTATAAGGTGGTCGAGGGCAGGAGCAAGCGCCAGTTCCTTGATGTGAAATCCGTGGTAGCGGCTGCGGAGAAAGCGGGATACACCGACATCTATAAGACTGAACTGATATCCCTAACGGAGTTTGAAAAGCTCATGGGGAAGAAAAAGTTCAAGGAGATCCTGGGGGAGTATGTGGTCAAGCCGCCCGGCAAGCTGGCGCTGGTCCCGGAGTCCGACCCCAGGGAGACGGTCGATCTGCAGACAGCTTCCGATGAGTTCACCGCCCTGGAATGAGGGCTGTGATGATACACAAACCAATAACACAGAGTGAATATGGAGGATTTTATTATGGCAAACAAAAACGCAAGCGCAACAAAGGTCATCGTTCCGTGCCGCATCTCTTTCGCCAACATCTTTGAGCCGAAGAGCATCAACGGCGGCGAGGAGAAATATTCCGTTTCCTGCCTGATTGAGAAATCGGATAAGAAAACGCTGATGGCGATCCACAAAGCGGTGGAGGCGGCGAAAGAGGACGGGAAGGTCCGTAAGTGGAGCGGCAAGATCCCGCCGAACCTGAAACTCCCGCTCCGTGACGGCGATATTGACCGCCCGGACGATGAGAACTACCAGGGATGCTTTTTCGTGAACGCCACCAGCAAGGACGCTCCCCAGGTGGTTGACCGCAAGGTACAGCCGGTCACAGACCCCATGATGGTCTATTCCGGCTGCTACTGCAACGTCAGCATCAATTTTTACCCGTTTAACGCCAACGGGAACCGCGGCGTCGCAGCCGGCCTTGGCAATATCCAGTTCGTGAAAGACGGCGAGCGTCTCTCCGGCAGGGCTTCTGCGGACGCAGATTTTGATGCGCTGGAGGACGATGAGGATATCCTGGGCGGCGCGGATGAGGAGCTGCTGGATTACCTTAAGTAAACAGATAAACACAGCTTTTTCGCGTGTGGGTACGGACAGTACCCATGCGCAGCTGCCCAGAGGAACAGCCTCCACGGGGTGGGCAGCGGGCAACGGCCGGATACGGCCGGCAGATGTTCCTTTGGAAACCAGGTAGTTATCAGCAAATATATGGGATGGAGGTGAAACCCATGAAGGAGATCTTGGTTGATATAGAGACATATTCCGAAGTGGATATCCGGAAATGCGGCCTGTACCGGTATGCGATGGACCCCAGCTTTGAAATTCTGCTTATTGCGTGGTCTACGGATACCGGGGCGGGATTTGGGGAAGCGCAGTGTGCTGACCTTGCATCCGGCGACCCATTCCCGGAAGAACTGCTGGAAGCGTTCCAGTCCGGGAGGGTGCGCCTGATCGCGCATAACGCCTCTTTTGAACGTGTCTGCTTTTCCATCCACCTGCAGAAGAACTGGCTGGGGCAGTACCTGGCACCAGGCGAATTCCTGTCCCCGGACAGCTGGATCTGCATGATGGTCATGGCCGGCTCATTGGCGCTGCCCCTGGCATTGGAGGATGTTGGCGTTGTACTAAAAACAGCCCAGCGGAAGGATAAAGAGGGCGAGCGGCTGATTAAGCTGTTCTCTATGCCCTGCAAACCGACGAAGTCCAATGGGATGCGCACGAGGAATCTGCCGGAGCATTATCCGGAGGAATGGGCGAAATTCTAAGGCTACTGTATCCAGGATGTGAAAACGGAAGTGGAGATTTACAACCGTCTCCGCCAGTTCCCGATACCAGAGGCGGAGTGGTGGCATTACTGCACCAATGAGCGGATCAATGACCGGGGCGTGAAAATCGACACGGATTTGGTGCAGCAGGCGATTGCCTGTGACCTGATGCTGTCGGAGGCTATGAGTAAAAAGGCATATGAACTGACCGGACTGGAAAACCCGAATTCCGTTTCCCAGCTGAAGACCTGGCTGGAGGGGCGCGGTATCCCGATGGACACACTTGGGAAAAAGGATGTGGCGCAGATGATAGGGGAGCTGGATAAGAACGGTGTGGATGCGGAGGCACTGGATATGCTGAAGTTGCGGCTGCAGATGGCAAAAAGCAGCGTGAAGAAGTACCAGGCGGCAGAACGTTGCGTCTGCCCGGATGGGCGGGCGAGGGGGATGTTTCAGTTCTACGGGGCTTCGAGGACGGGACGATATTCAGGCCGGAATATACAATTGCAGAATTTGCCTCAGAATCACATCTCCACGCTGGATGAGGCGAGGGAACTGGTGAAGCTGGGATGCTTTGACATGATTGAAACCATCTACGGGAACACGCCGGATGTTCTCTCGCAGCTGATTCGCACGATGCTGATTCCGAAGGATGGCTGCGAGTTCATCGTGGCGGACTTTTCCGCTATCGAAGCCCGAGTGCTTGCTTGGGAAGCGGGGGAGGAATGGCGGCTGGATGCTTTCAAGGAAGGACAAGACATCTACTGTGCATCCGCGTCGCAGATGTTCCATGTTCCGGTCGTCAAGCACGGCGTGAACGGGGAACTGAGCCAGAAGGGGAAGGTGGCCGAGCTCGCCTGTATTGCGGAAGGCAGCCTTGTACTGACGGATAAAGGGCTGATCCCGATACAGGACGTAACTTTAGACCACAGACTGTGGGATGGCTGTGAATGGGTATCACACGAAGGCGTGATTTATAAAGGGGGACGTGAGGTGATTGAGTATGAAGGACTTACGGCAACGCCCGACCACCTCGTCTGGATTGCGGGGGAACCGGGGCCGGTACGGTTTGGATTCGCCGCCGCCTGCGGTGTACATCTCTTACAAACCGGAGATGGTGGGAGAGCAATACGGCTGGGTGAAGATTATCAGCCCGGAGAAACGGTGGAACAGGAACTGGAACTCCTGCTATGTGTTGACGGAATGCCAGGGATGCGGAAGTATCCAATGGCAGAACAGGACGAATCTGACAAGAGGTGTTTCCAAAGGATGTCAGAATTGCTCACAGCCGAGGCGGATACCAAGGTGGCTGGATCGGAGGCTAACAGCGGCAAAGCAGAGATGCGAAAATCCCAACGACCCGGAATACCGCAATTACGGCGCAAGGGGGATCAGGTTTGCATTTTCAAGTGTGTTGGAAGCGGGGTTATATCTAATCCGGGAATTTGGAATTCCGGACAGGGCGTTGGAAATCGACAGGATAGACAACGAAGGGGATTATGCTCCGGGGAATCTCAGGTTCGCAACGAGAGCAGAAAATATGGCGAACAGGAGAATTACGGTTTTGAGCCGATACGATCCAGAGTATTGGCCGTATGCGGAAACTGTTGTCAGAAGGAAATTGGCTCAGGGCCTATCGCGGGAACAAATCATCCAGGATGCGGAAACAGCTGTGTTCGAGAAAAGAAAGAATTGGAGGTACATCGAAGCAAGGCTGGAGTTTATGACATACCTTAATCCGTGGAGTTTAATTATTATTTCATGCTGCAATCACTCTGTTTATGCGGTCTGTCGATACTTTTAAAAATATTAACAATATCACCCATTTGGTGATGTTTTCTTTGACAATATTCCATAAGAAAACTTTATGGAGGTAAAGACTATGAGTAAGATTCTGGAACTGAGAAACAAAAGAAACACCCTCTGGGAGAAGACCAAGGCGTTCCTGGAGCAGCACCGCGGGGAGAACGGGCTGGTAGCCGCCGACGCAGTGGAGCAGTACAACAAAATGGCGCAGGAAGTAAAAGACCTGGGCGCGGAGATCGAGCGGCTGGAACAGCAGGCGGAGATTGACGCCCGCCTGGCGGCTCCTACGTCCAATCCGGTCCATGCCAATCCGAAGCAGGGCGCGCCGAAGGATAAGGATACCCGCCCGAAAGCGACGGATGAGTACAAGGCGGCTTTCTGGGACATGATCCGCGCCCGCGGCAGCTACAGCGAGATCCATAACGCCCTGTCCATCGGCCAGGATTCTGAGGGCGGCTACACTGTGCCGGACGAGTTCGAGCGCAAGCTGATGCAGGCTCTGGAGGAGAATAACATCTTCCGCGGCATGGCGACCGTGATCCGCACCAGTTCCGGCACCCGCAAGATTCCCATCGCCCAGGATGACGGCGAGGCCAGCTGGATCGACGAGGGCGAGGAGATCCCGGAAAGCGACACCACCTTCAGCCAGACCATGCTGTCCGCGTATAAGCTGGGAACCATGATCAAGATTTCCAACGAACTGCTGAACGACTCTGCCTTCGACCTGGCGACCTATATCGCACAGCGTTTCGGTGTACGCATGGGCAACGCAGAGGAGCGTGCTTTTATTACTGGTGACGGCGTGGGTAAGCCCTTGGGCCTGCTGGATGACGCCTGTGCGCAGGTGGGCGTGACCGCCGCTGCTGTGGATGCGGTGACCTTCGATGAGATTTTCAAGCTGTATTACAGCCTCAAGTCCCCGTACCGTAAGAAAGCAGAGTTCCTGTGCAACGAGGCGATGGTGCTGCAGCTGATGACCATCAAGGACAATAACGGCAACTATATCTGGAAGCCGGGCCTGGACATCGGCAAGCCGGACACGCTCCTGAACCGCCCGCTGAAGACCTCCGCGTTCATGCCTGCGCTGGCGGCCGGCAATAAGGCCATGGCCTTTGGCGACTACAGCTACTACTGGATCGCGGACCGCCAGAACCGCACCTTCCGCCGCCTGAACGAGCTGTACGCCCGCACCGACCAGGTGGGCTTTTTGACCACCCAGAGAGTGGACGGCAAGCTGATCCTGCCGGAGGCGGTACAGGTGCTCCAGATGAAGGCCGGGGCCTAAGAGGGGAGGGAGCCGGCCATGGCGCTGATCCCATTGTATGAAGCAAAGAATTATCTCCGTGTGGATTCCAGTGATGAGGACGCCCTGGTCGGCGTCCTTTTATTGTGGCTTTAGCCAGTTGAAGGCATTGGAGTTTTTCGTGTTCCGAAAAATGGAAATGCCTGAAACAGAAAACCACCTGCTTCGCGGGTGGTGTAACAAGTGCTTATAGCACAAAAATCACCTTTCCGTTAGAATAGAGTTGTTCAAGCTACTATCTAAGAAAGGAAAGGTGATTTTAATGGCACACAAGAATCATGATATGGCACATACAAAGTGGATGTGCAAATACCACATTGTGTTCACTCCTAAGTATAGACGAAAAGCGATTTATAATCAATACAGAGAAAGTATCCGAGATATTTTAAAGACGTTATGCGGATACAAGGGAGTGGAAATCATAGAGGGTCACTTAATGCCAGATCATATCCATATGCTGGTAAGTATACCGCCGAAATATAGTATAACCAGCTTCATGGGGTACTTAAAGGGAAAGAGTGCGCTGATGATATTCGATCAGCACGCAAATCTAAAGTATAAATACGGTAACCGTCACTTTTGGGCAGAAGGTTATTATGTAAGTACAGTAGGCCTAAATGAGGCAACAATAAGAAAATACATTCAGGAGCAGGAGAAATATGATATAGCAATGGATAAATTGAGTGTAAAGGAACATGAGGACCCCTTTAAGGGGTAGCCGGTAATACAAACGCCCTTTAAAGGGCGGCGACGAGTCAAGGGCATAGTGGCTTGAACGAAGTGAAAGCCAGCGTCTTTAGGCGCTGGCCGGTAACTGCCCCTTATAGGGGCGAGCAAACCACCCGTTTGACGGGTGGTCATGATTGTCTGCGGAGCAGCTGTGCGTGGATGTGGCGAGGCTGAGTAACGAACAGTGGAAAGTTATCGACGCTCTGGCCAGTGATGGGGAGGGCAGCATCCTCCCCACGGACACAGACCTGTATACGGAGGAGGAACTGTCGCAGGTCAGGAGCATCATGCGTGTGGCAATCCTGTACGCATTTGGTTATCTGTATGAGCACCGGGAGGAAGCGGACCACCACGCGCTTCTTCTGACGCTTCGCAGCCTCCTTTTTGCCGTGCGGGAAGGGGTGAACTTCTGATATGGAGAGGGAGATTGCCCGTTTCAACGAACGGCTGGCTATTCAGAAAAACAGCGTGTCTGTCGATAAGGTGGGGAACCATGTGAACCGCTGGGAGGATTATTATTCCTGCTACTGTTATGCTGGGACTTACCAGTATGACGCTGAACGGGAGAGCGCCGTAACCACGCAGGAGCAGAGCATCAAGTTTGAAGTGCGCTATTGCAGTGAACTGAAGAATCTGGATTCGACACACTACCGTGTGGTTTTCCATGGGAGCGTTTACGATATCCAGTCCGTAGACATGATGAACTACCAGAAACGCACCATCCGCATTATCTGCAAACTGGAGGAGGGGTGATGATGGCAAAAAGCTGCAGTATTGACGAGCTTGCCGATGTGATCAACGAGGGCTTACAGGAGTACGCCACACTGACGGCAACCGGCGTAAAGAAAGCGGTCCGTAAATCCGCAAAAACGGTGAAGGAACAGATTTCCGCCAATGCGCCGGTGAAGTCCGGACGGTATGCCAAAAGCTGGGTGGCGAAGACCACGGAGGAGAACAGCCAGAAGTTAGTGCAGACGGTGTGTTCCCCGACAAGATATATGCTGGCGCACCTGCTGGAAAAAGGCCACGCCAAGCGGAGCGGCGGCCGTGTGGCTGGTAAGCCCCATATCGCCCCGGCGGAGGCAGCCGGTATCGAGCTGCTGACCAGCCTGATCGAAAAGGAATTGAGGTGAGGAGATGACGCACGATGATGTGCTGGCACTGATGGAGGCAATTAAGGCCGCTACTGGCTGCCCCTACGCCTACCACCATTTTGCCGAGGGGGAATCCCCGGACCCGCCGTTCCTCTGCTTTTTGTACCCGGATGAGGCGGAGTTCGGCGCGGACAATACCGTCTACCATGCTTTCAACCATCTGGATATTGAGGTGTATACCGACCTCAAAGCCCCGGAACTGGAACAGAAAGTGGAGGCGGTGTTATCCGATTATGAACTTTTCTACCATAAATCCGAAGTATGGATCGAGGAAGAGAAGATGTACGAGGTTTTGTATGAACTGACCGTCTGAGAGGACGGTTTTATTTTCCAAGCCTAAGGTAAAAACCACCGCCTTTAGGCGGTAGAGCTTCAGCGGCATTTCCTTTTCCAGGAGGCAGTGATATAATTGGCGTATCGGGAGGTACGTAGAAATGGCAAATTACAGAAATGGGAGTCATACGGTATATGATATAAAGTACCATTTTGTGTGGATAACGAAATATAGATATGAAGTATTAAAAGGAGATGTAGCCTTTAGGCTGCGAGATTTGCTGAGACAAGGCTGTGACAGTCAGGGAATAAAAATATTACAAGGAAGTATACAGCCGGATCATGTACATATCTATTGTCATGTCCAGCGAACTTGGCCCCCAGTGAGATTATGCAGAACCTGAAAGGAAAATCGTCAAAGCTGCTGCAGGAAGAATTCCCGAAGTTGAAAAAGAAATATTGGTGACAGCATATATGGGGAAGAGGATATTTTTGCGGAACGGTAGGGGAAGTAGATCAAAAAATGATAGAAGAATATATAGAGAAGCAGGGAAAAGAAGAAGGCTACGATAATTTTTCGATAGGAGAAGAATGACTACTTCAGTAGGGCTTTAGTAGACTACAGTCTAAGAAGAAAGGGCTTCAGCCCTGCTGTGAGTTCAGTCGCAAAAGCAGGGGCTTTAGCCCCCACTGCGACTTTCAGTCGCTTAACGGCGGCCTTTAGGCCGCATCAACCCACCGGCTTTAGCCGGTGGTAGTTGAGTTCCGTCAACAAATGGATGGTTCCGTATCAGTCCGAAACCGAGACGGGATGCTTTTTCTAGGACGGTCGGATATAAATCCTGCCCGCCAAATGTCTGGAACGGTGTGTTGATTGCAGAATCCAAAAGCCCTTCATCACGGATGCCGTCTGAACCGCCGGACTCTTCAATCAGGGCAGAATGAAGCATAAGGATCTGTCGTTTGTTAAGTGTCCTCATTTTGCAAGTTCCTCATAAACATGCTGGTTTCTCTGCATCAGTTTCCTGGAAGAAGCAAGGACATCCTCATCGGATGCGACTTGCATGGTATCCGCCTGGTTGAACTCATAGATGATATACCGCGGTGCATTGTTCTTCATGATGACTGCGGAACCGTACTGGTCAACCAGCCGGGCAACCTTAGAAAAGTTCTGGTTCGCAAGGGAAATCGGGACAATGGTGTTTGTGTCGATGTTCATGAAATCGACCTCCTTTCACCTATAGTATACCCAAACTTTAGGATAAAAGCAACCTAGAATTTAAGAACAATTTTAATGCGCCTGTCCCTAACCGGATGGGCTTTTTCTATGCCAGCGCAAAGGAGGTGCCCGAAAGATGGCTTCACGAATCCAGGGAATTACCGTAGAGATCGGCGGCGATACCACAAAACTATCGTCTGCCCTATCCGGCATCAATAAAGAAATCAAGGGCACCCAGACCCAGTTAAAAGATGTGGAAAAGCTTTTAAAGCTTGATCCCAGCAACACGGAGCTGGTAGCGCAGAAACAGAAACTCCTGGCGCAGGAGATCGGTGCGACCAAGGAAAAGCTCACCACCCTGAAAACTGCAGCAGAGCAGGCTAATGAGCAGCTCCAGAAGGGTGAAATCACTCAGGAGCAGTACGATGCCCTCCAGCGGGAAATCCAGGAGACGGAGCAGAAGCTAAAATCCCTGGAAACCCAGGCGGCGACCACGAACTCCACCCTTGCCAAAATCGAAGAAATCGGCGGCAAGATGCAGACCGTGGGCGATTCCATTTCCGGTGTAGGCAAAAAACTCATGCCGCTTTCCGCAGCAGTTACCGCCATTGGGACGGCGGCAGTAAAGACCACAGCTGATTTTGACAGCCAGATGTCCACGGTAAAATCCATCTACGGCGCTACCGGTGAAGAGTTTGATGCCCTGCGGGATAAGGCTCTGGAGATGGGAAGCAAGACCAGCTTCTCAGCAACGGAGGCGGGGCAGGCCATGGAGTATATGGCGCTTGCCGGATGGAATACATCTGAGATGGTAGATGGTATCTCCGGTATCATGGATGCGGCGGCAGCCTCCGGGGAGAACCTCGCCACCACATCGGATATCATTACGGACGGCCTGACCGCTTTTGGGTTATCGGCAAAGGACAGCGCCCATTTTGCAGACGTGCTGGTAAAAACGGGTAACAGCGCCAACACGACCGTTTCCATGATGGGTGAGACGTTCAAGTATGCAGGTGCTGTGTGTGGTTCCCTGGGTATCTCCATTGAGGACGCGGCAATCGCTACCGGCCTCATGGGTAACGCCGGTATTAAAGCCAGCAACGCAGGTGCCGCCCTTCGTACTGGTCTGACCAACCTTGTGAAGCCGACCGATCAGATGGCGGCGGCTATGGATAAATACGGTGTGGCAATCCAGACCAATTCCGAAGGGAACGTGGATCTGTATGCGACCATGCAGAACATCCGTACCGCATTGGGCGACCTGGACAAGACGGAACAGGCGGCGGCTATTTCCGCCATCTTCGGTAAGAATGCCATGTCCGGCTGGTCTGCCATCGTCAACGCCTCTGAGGATGATTTTAACAGTCTGACGGAAGCAATCTACGATGCGGACGGGGCTGCAAAGGAAGCAGCAGACATCAAGCTGGATAACCTGTCCGGCCAGATCACCATCCTGAAATCCACGATTGAGGGTATTGCCATCCAGATCAGTGACATCCTCATGCCCACGGTCCGGGCGATTGTGGCGAAAATCCAGGAGTGGGCGACTGCCTTCTCCAACCTGGATACAGAGACAAAGGAAACGATTGTGAAGATTGGGGCGGTGGTAACCGCTATCGGCCCGCTGCTGGTAATCTTAGGAACTGTGATTTCAAAGACAGGAGCGGCGCTGAAAGGTTTTTCATCGTTAGCAAAAGGCGTATCGGCACTGGCGTCGAAGGTGGGGAGCGCGTCAGGATTGTTCGGAAAGCTGGGTGCGGCTTTAGGCGGCATCTCTGCCCCAGTGGTGGCGGCTGTGGCGGTCATCGGGACGCTGGTGGCGGCATTTATGAACCTTTGGAACACGAATGAGGAATTCCGCACGGCAATCACGGAAATCTGGAACGGCATCAAAGCGACATTCTCTGCCTTTGCGCAGGAGATTACAGCAAAGCTGAACAGCCTGGGATTTGATTTCCAGTCCATTACCGATGTGATTAAAGCTGTCTGGAACGGGTTCTGTGAGGCGCTGGCCCCGGTGTTTACCGGCGCATTCCAGCTGATCTCTAATACCCTGTCGGTGGTGCTGAATACCCTGTCCGGCCTGCTCTCTGTGTTCATCGGCGTCTTTACCGGGGACTGGCAGGGGGCCTGGGATGGCGTGAAGCAGATTTTCTCCGGGGCGTGGGAGTTTATCAAGAACACGCTCTCAACTGTGCTGGGGACACTCCAGGGCGTGGTGAATGTATTCCTCGGCTGGTTCGGCACAGATTGGCACACGATCTGGGGCGGCATCAAAACTTTCTTCGAGGGTGTGTGGAACGGCATAGCCAGCTTCTTCTCCGGCGTGCTTTCCTGCATCCAGAGTGTGGCGACGATGGTGTGGACAGCGGTTTCCGGCTTTTTTACAACCGTTTTGACCGGCATCCAGACCACCTTTACGACTATCTGGAACGCCATCAGCGGGGCAGTGTCCACGGTTATGGCGGCAATCCAGACAACCATTTCCACAGTATGGACAGCGATTTCCACCGCAGTCTCTACCGTATTAAATACCATCCAGACGGCAGTGACGACGGTCTGGAACGCTATCAGCACGGCGATTTCTACGGTGATGACTACGATCCAGACTACAATTACCACGGTCTGGAACGCCATCTACACTACGATTGAGCCCCTTTTAACGGCCTTCCAGTATCTGTTCGAGACGATCTGGCAGGCCATTCAGATTCTGATTGGCAATGCGCTGACGGCCATCCAGACCACGGTGCAGACCATCTGGACGGCAATCAGCACGGCGATTTCGACGGTACTCACAGCAATCCAGACGGCGGTATCAACTGCGTGGAACGCCATCAGCAACGTCATTTCCACTGTGATGAGCGCAATCCAGACGGCGCTTGCGGCCGCATGGGGGGCTATCAGCACGGCAATCTCAACGGTGCTTGGGGTAATCCAGAATACAGTTTCCACGGTGTGGAACGCCATTAGTACAGCGATTTCGACTGTGATGACGTCCATCCAGACGGCGTTAGCGACTGCGTGGGGAGCTATCTCTACCGCAATTTCAACTGTGTTAAACACCATAAAATCTGTGGTTTCCACGGCCTGGAACAGCATCAAGACCGCCATCTCGACTGTGATGAATTCGATTAAAACGAACATCACGACTGTGTGGAACAATGTGAAGTCCGGAATTTCCACCATCATTGGGAATATTAAGACCACGATTCAGACCGGTTTCAATTCCGCTGTGTCCTATGTAAAAGGCTTGGCGGGACAGGCGTTCAGCTGGGGTACAGATATCATCAACGGCATCGTAAACGGCATCAAGTCCTGCATCGGCAACGTGGCATCCGCTGTGTCAAGTGTGGCGGATAAGATCCGCTCGTTCCTTCACTTTTCCGTGCCGGACGAAGGGCCTCTGACCGATTTTGAAAGCTGGATGCCGGACTTCATGAATGGCCTGGCGGAGGGCATCAACAGCAACGTGTCTGTGGTAACAAACGTAGCCAACAACCTGTCCAGCACTTTGTCAAACGCTATCACAAACTCCATGCAGGGCGTACAGACAGCGTTTACCCAGAGCTGGAGCGGCATTACGAATACTGTGGCGGCCGCATCTGCCAGTGTGAACACCGCTCTGAACCAGGCGTGGGGGAACCTGAAAACCAGTACCGCAGCTGCATGGGAGGGTATCCGGCAGACGGTGGCGGAGAAGATGCAGGGTATCGCCCAGCAGGTTACAGCTTCTTCCAGCAGCCTGAACACCAGCCTTTCTGAAGTCTGGAATATAGTGCGGCAGTCAGTAACGGCCGCATGGACAGGTATACAGTCTGACATCGCTTCTTCCTGGCAGGGGATTAGCTCGGCTGTGAATACGGCGGCATCCGGGGTCAAGAGTTCCTTAGATTCTGTCTGGAGCGGCGTGAAATCTTCTGCTAAACAGGCGTGGGCGGCAGTGACTGGGAACCTGGATACGGACTGGGGAGCCATCCAGTCCAACGTCTCCAAAGCGGCGAATGCGGTGAAATCCGCAGTGGATTCCTCCTGGACGGCTGTAAAATCCAGTACCGCCAGCCAGTGGAGCAGTATCAGCAACACGATTACCGCATCTTTGACTGCCATGAAGAACAGCAATGCCACGGCGATGGGCGTCATCAAGAACACCATCGCAAACACCTGGACGGCGGTCAGGAGCAATACGACCACCAGCTGGGCAAGCATTAAAAATACAGTTACCACGGCAATGTCTGAGATTAAAACGGCGGTTTCTAACGGGATGAATAGCCTGAAAACGACCGTCAGTTCCGGCCTGAAAGCCATCAGCGAAAGCTTCAGCAGTACGTTTTCCAGCCTGGTAAGCTCCGCTTATACATGGGGCGCGGATATCTGAAGGAGATGGCGGCGGGCATCGAGGCGAATAAGAGTGCGGTGCTGGCTGAGGCGCGGGAGCTTGCCAGCGAGATCGATGACATCATCGGTTTCTCTGTGCCGGAGACAGGGCCTTTGTCCAACGCGGATTCCTATATGCCGGATTTCATGGAGCTTCTGGCAAGCGGCATCCGTAGCAACAGCAGCGATGTGATCAGTGCGGTTACAGAGCTTGCCTCCGGCATGGCGAAGGTGCTGAAATCCTCGATAACGGAGATGGGTTCGTATACCTCTTCCGGCTTGGAGAGCATCAAAAGCACTGTGTCCACGGCATGGTCGGCAATCAAATCAGGCAGCTCCAGCGCCCTTGTGGGTCTGGCGTCGTCTGTGTCCGGTGGCTGGGGCAGTGTCCTGTCCTATACGGTAACGCACTGGAACAGCATCAAATCCGAGATCCAGACTGCGTGGAACGCCATCAAGACGGTGACCAGTACCGTACTGCCTGCCATTAAGAACGTGGTGACCAGCACGTGGAACGGTATCAAATCCGTGACCACGACAGTGTGGAACGGGATCAAGAGCGGCATCACCACAGTGTGGAATGGAGTCAAATCCGCCACATCGTCTGCCATGAGCGGTCTGAAATCCACAGTCTCTTCTGGAGTGACCGGGATTAAGAACAGCTTCAGTTCCCTGAAATCGCTTGTCTCACAGGCGGCCGGCTGGGGCAGGGATATCTGCACTTCTATCTCCTGCAGTGTGGCGGAGAAGCGTAATGGCAGCTATGAACTGAAGCTGACCTATCCGGCGGATGGCATCCATGCGGAAGATGTGCAGGAAGCCGCTGTTATCCTGGCAAAGCCATCGGAGAAAGCTTCCGCGTAGCCGTTCCGTATTTATAAGATCGCCACACCGCTGACCGGTATCCTGGAAATCTCCGCGAGGCACATCCAGTACCAGGAAAATTTCATCACGGTCAGCCCGTTTACGGCAATCGGCAGCCAGGCGGCCATGGAGCAGTTAAAGGAGAGCGCCACCACGGACTGCCCGTTTTCTTTCTGGACGGACATCGATTCCCAGGCTGTGTTTACCTTTACCTCTCCTTCCACAGTGAGAAGCTGCCTTGGCGGGATGGACGGCTCCATGCTGGACACCTACGGCGGGGAGTTTGAGTGGGATATGTATACCGCTATGCTCCACGGTCACCGGGGCGTGGATTACGGTGTGCGTATTGTGTACGGCAAGAACCTGATCGATTTTCAGATGGAGCGATCCATCGAAAATGTCATTACCGGGGTGCATCCCTACTGGAAGCATTCGGAGGATGGGACGCTGATGGAACTGCCGGAGAAGGTGGTCACTATCGGGGAACACAGCCTGCCCTATGAGAAGATCACGCCTTTGGACTGTACCAGCGAGTTTGAGGAGAAACCGACCGAGGAACAGCTGAGAAGCTATACCAACGAGTATCTGAAGAATACCTCTCTAACTGAGCCGGATATTGATATCAAAATCGATTTCCTTCAGCTTTGGCAGACACCGGGGTATGAGGATATCGCAGCGTCGGAGCGGGTCAGCCTGTGCGATACGGTCCATGTGTATATCTCAAAGCTGGGAATCGAAGTCAGCTGCAAGGTGACGGAGACGGAGTACGATGTGCTGCTGGAGCGGTATACGAGCATTACGCTTTCAAACGCCAGTGTGTACAGCAGGAATTCCTCGCTTTCCGGTGCGCTGGGTTCCATCCGTGACGAAGCAAACCTGGCGACGGAGGCGATCAACCGGGTGGAGACGCAGGTGACCGATGTGCGTACCCTGTCCGTCCAGCAGGAATATTTTAACCTTCTGGCGGCGGGGCTGATGGGCGTCCATTATTCTTCCGGCATGGCGGAGGACGGCAGCACCATCCGGTACGCGCATACCGCCGAGAAACTGTCGGATTCCAAGTACGCCTGGATGAGCGGGAATAACGGTTTCTTTATTTCCACAGACGGTGGTAAGACCTGGACGTATGGCTGGGATGATGAGGAGACGGTGGTAAAGCTGGCGGCAGAGGCGGTAGGGCTTTCCGCAGACGCGCTGCTCAAAGGGATACTGAAAACTTCGCTGGTGAAAATCCTCGGTACGGAGCATTTCTTCTGGGAAGGTGACGCCATCACGATATCAGACCCATCCGATAAAAAGCGTCTGATGAAAATCGGGCAGTATGTGGAGGGGAACTATGGCATTGCGGTGAGCACAGACGGCGGTACGAACTGGGAGGCAGCTGTGAATTTTGGCGGAGTTTCCAGCAGCAGTTCTGGGAGCAGTACGACCATTATACAGGGCGAGAGCATCGTGAAATCCGAGACTGCCCCGGTAAGCCCTGCTGTGGACAGCCTGTGGATTGATAAATCGATGGACCCCATGAGGCTGAAGCTGTGGAATGGGAGTGAATGGAAGGTTGTCGGGTATGAGCCTGAGAATACGGAACCGACAGAGCCGGAAGAACCAGATAACGAAGATGCAACAGACCCAGATGATAACGCAGAAGGAGGGAGCGGGTAATGGCGGATATGAAAATTTACCAGGAAGTGGAGCTGTCGCTGACGGAGAACCTGATCCCCACAGTCATCCATGTGAAGCAGTTTGACCATAAGGCGAGGAAGGTACGCTGCCTGCTGTACACCAGCTCCGTGGAATATACGATCCCGGAAGGCGCGATTGTCAGCTGTGCCGGGACAAGGCCGGATGGGCACCTGTTCCAATACAGTTCTGAGACCGCACCAGAGTTGGTGTCCATTGAGGATAATGCGGTCATGTTTACTATCACGGATTTCATGACAGCTGTGTTCGGGCGCTACCCGGTGGATGTCATTCTTTTGGATAATGACGGCGATGTGTTGGGGACTTTCAGCCTGACACTCCGGGTGGAGCGTTCCGCTGTGGGCAATGGTAAGATTGCCGCAATCACCTACGCCAAAGCGGTGGAAGCTGTGGCTGACGGCATTTTCGAGTGCTTTACTACCGAGGATGGGTATTTTGGCTTCTGCTCCAATGACGGGCTTGGATATATGCCGGGTTCTGTGTCCAGTACCATCGATAAGCTGCACGACACCATTGTGAACAGTTCCATCACGGACGACGGCTATATCGCTTTCGATACCGATGACGGTCTGGGATTGGCGTTCGGCACGGATACAGAAGGCAGGCTTGTGGTGAAGTTCCATGAAGAGAATTAGGGGCCGGGTTTCCCGGCAGAAGGGAGAAATTATGTCAGAGTATATCGGGAACCGTGTCGTCCCAAAGCATGACGGCGTGTGGGACAGCACAAAGGTTTATGAACCCCTGGTGATCGTCTATGAGGAAGGCACCGGGGACAGCTATATCAGCCGCAAAGATGTGCCGGCTGGTACGGGACAGAACCAGAAGGAATACTGGGCACTCTGCGCCAGGTTTTCCGAGCAGGTGGCCCTGTTGCGGAAAGAGACGGCGGGGCAGGTCGCGCACATGGAGGAGCGTACCAGTGCGGCGGAAACGCTGACTAACAGTAATAAAGCAGCGCTGGAGGAGCGTATGGCGAACATTGAGGCGAGGCAGGATGCCAACGTCTCCGCTTCCACAGATAAAAACGCGGATTACGCGGCGGAACTGGCGGACGCCCGTGTGGATGATACAGATTACACGTTTGCTTCCGCAGGCGCAAATGTCCGGGCGCTGGGGAAGGCGCGGTCTTTGCAGGATATCGCAAAGCTATGGGAATGGGAGGATGGCAGATTTGTCAATGACCAGGGGTACTTTCCACAAGCGGAAGCTGGAGCGCACTCTATATGGTGCCTGTCGCAGGTGACAGGGTAATCATCAAAGGTAAACTCTACTACATGTCCGGCAAGGACACCTACCACAACATTGTCTGCTATGACAAGAGCAAGAATTACCTCGGCGGCTGTTTCCGCTCCCCAAACACAAACCCGTATTATGACTATCTGGAAGTGCCGCTTCTGGAAGGAACCTGCTTTATCTCCATGAGTACCGGTACGGGCGCAAAAGACAGCTTCGGCCTGTACCTGCCGCCCGACCTGCGCCCTGCGGAGTTTTTAAACAACTATGCATCCACCTGGCAGTGGGTGAACGGCGCGGTTGAGATCACGTCCGCATCAGGGATTGTCTCTGTGGATTTTTTGAAAGGCTGCCATCTCTGCCGGAGGGCAAATGGGGGCGAGTACGCACAGACGAAAGTAACCGCAGATGAGGGAGTGGAAGTGGTGTTCCCTGCGAAAGGATGGTGGGCGGTTTATTTTGAAGAAGCGGCAGAGGCCACGGGAGATACGGAGGAAAATAGCCGCATCCATGTGGAAAAGTGTACGGAGTGGCAGCGGCTCTTTACAAAAGACCGTTTTGCGCTGGCGGTATTCTACGATGCACTGGCTGTCTATGCGGCACCGGCCAATGGCGGCATGAAGATCAACGGCGTGGATTACGGGAACGTGGCGGTGGTGGCAAACCGTGCGGAGGGCTATGGCAGATACCTAGGCCAGAACCTGTTCCTGGAATACGGACAGATCACCCTGGACACGGCAGCAAAGACCATCCAGGTCACGCAGAAGATCCTGGCAACCTCCAACACGCACCAGTACTTCTGGCTGGAGGCCAATGAGGAGCCAGCGCCACTCCTGGAGTCGCCGGAACTGGAAGCCGGCCATATGCTGATCCTGGGCTATGACCGTGGTGCAGATACGCTCAATCTCTATAATACAAAGGCGTTCCAGGCGCTGGGGGTGAACGGCTCCTATATCGCCGCATGGTACCAGAACCAGCTGTGGTATCCGCATATGAACCCCAGCCTGTCATTTGTTGTGGACGGCACTGAGTATAAGGCGGGCCAGCTGTTCGCGTCGGAGCAGAAAAACACTTATATCGAAAAACGCTACCAGGCGAAGTTTACGGAGCTGGACAATAAATTCAGCCGTTTAGTCACTAATACTGTGTACCTTGCCAGCGGCGCTTTCACGATTGACCAGGAAGCTGGTAAGTTGCAGATCACAAAAAGGACGCTGGGCGCACCGGAGAATTTTCATTATTTCTGGCTAGAAGCACAGGAAGCGCCTGTGGCGATGGCAGACAATACGCCGTTGGCTCCCGGCGGCTCCAATTACCCCATGCGTATCCTCGCCATGGACAGGAGGGATTCCTCCCTGAACCTTTATAATGGCGCCGCATTCCGTGCGCTCGGTGCGGACGGCTACTATGTGGCGAGCTGGTATAACGGGAAGTTCTATAACGCGCACATGAGTCCGGAGCTGGAAGTGACCGTGAATGGAAAACTGTATAAAGCGGGCGAGCTTTTCGATACAGAAAAAAGCACGTTTGTGGAGCAACGGTATAAGGACTATGTGGCGGAGCAGCTTACCGCCAGCCCAGATGGAGATGCCTTGGGCGATATCGTTTCGCCGTCCCATTGGGACTGTATGGAGGGACGTCAGTTCTCCATGTTTTTCGATTGCCTATCCAGATATGAAGGTAGGGAGAACTTGTACCGTGTGACGAACAGCAAGGGCCTGACGAGGAATGAATACTGCCTGAATTACACACCGGCTGCTGACGATACGGATTTCAAAGTCAATGTGATCCGGCTGGATGGGGAAACGATGGCAGCCGCAGAGAGCAAACCTGTCACAGTACGTGTGCATCATCCGCTGCCGAAGAAGCTGGTGAAAAATATCTGCATCTGCGGCGATTCCCTGGTGGACTGCAACAAGGTGGCGACGGAGGTTTACCGGCTGCTGGCAGAGGACGGAGACTGTGAGGTCAACCAGCTCGGTACCAGGGGTTCGGCAGACGGCAGGCATGAGGGGCGCGGCAGCTGGAGATGGAAGGATTACCTGCAGGGCGAGGATTATGCGGGGAAGAGCAACGCCTTCTGGGATGTGGAGAAGGGGCGGTTGGATTTCCAGAAATACTGCGCCACCAATGGGTATGACGGCATCGGTTTATGCGGCCCCGGTGCGGATTATTCGTATCTTGTGAACAGCAGCATGGGCATCTTCCGCAAGAGCATGAGCACACTGAACCTTGCGCTCATTAAGGCGTTTGACGAAGGCGCATACAAAGAGAATGCGACCTGCTTTGCGCATGGGCTGCGGACGGACCGCAGGCTGGCATTCCCTTATACAGATAAAGCTGTGACAGACCGGTATGAGGAAACCAGCCAGACGCTGACCAACAGCATCCATCCCAGCACCAGAGGGTATCAGGCATGGGCAGCCGGCTATTATTGCCAGATTCGGGCATCTACATCGCTTTTATCAAAAATGCTGTGGTCAAAGGCGACGAGGTGGAATACACAACAAACTTTGGTGTGAAGCTGGTAAGCAGCGGCAACAGCCGGACGCTGGGAAGTTTCCTGGGCTTCCGAAGGGCGAACCCGGACGGCACTGTGGAATTCCTGGACGAGAACTGGAAGGTCAGCGGCAGGGGCGTGTGCTATACGAGGAAGGAAATCAAGACTGGGGTGAAGGAGAAGAGTGTGAGTAAGGTGAGCATGGAACCTGACGAGAAACGGAAGAAGGCGCAGGAGCTTATTCGGCAGGTCAGGGAGGGAAGCGTAAAATAGAAGAACAGTGTGCCCCACTGGGCCGGTGCATTGGAATGTAGAAATGACAATCTGATGAGCCTGCATGGTGGGGCGCTTTTTGTGTCTTCTGATAGCTTTTTGCTGTCTTTATGGGATTTCCACAAAGGGGCGCTGCCTGTTTTTAGTGGTTCCGTAGAATAATCTGGAGTGGCATTGATTCCGGTTGCTATGTGCGGTTTTTTCGTATATCTTGTGGTGCTAAAGAACCTGACAAGTTGAATTTAAAGAGTTTGATGGTTCTGAAAAAAATAGCAGGAGGAGATGCACATGAGCGCACAGGAGAGATTAAGGAATATCGATGTTTTGAGTTATGAGCTGGAAACAGATGAGATGATTACAGCCCAGCTGGTGAAAACTTATCTGAGTGGCTTGCCCGAAGAAAATGCTTTGGAGATCATGCGAGGTGTGATGAAGGGGTCTGTGATTCATCTGGCGGCAGAAGAGGCAGAGGATGAGGGACAGCAGGATACAGAAGAATCCCGGCTCGTTGAAGGCAAACAGCTGGCGGCACTGATCGATACAGCGGTGGCAAGCATACACAGATGCTTGGAGGAGCATATGTTCTCTGCAAATACGGAAGAAGCGAAGGAAGCGCGGGCTATGGCCATTCGGGCGGTTGGTAGTATCAGCGGGAAGCTGACTGTGGAAAATATATCGCCGGAGCTGCTGATATTCTTGACGGACTGCTATAGGGCACTGAGGAACCAATGAGATAATGTGAATAAAAAGTTAATTTCAGTATCTTATTTTGGGAAAACGACTTTTCTATTGACTTTTTCTGATACTTGAAGTATCATTAACGGACAGAGAGGCATACTATGTTTCGAGAGGAGGCTTATCAATGAAACATTTATCTCAAGAATTGCTTGCTGAAGTTGTAAAAAGACAACGCAATAGCAAAAGTTTGACACAGGAACAGGTGAGCGAAAAAACGGGAATTAATAGAGCTATGATTGGCCGAATTGAGAGAAAGGAATACATTCCATCTATCCCTCAGTTGGAAAGTCTGGCTACGACATTGGATTTTGATATCGACGGTTTATTCGTTGATGAAATGAAGCCGACTGTTTATACAGCATTTCGCGGTTCTCACCTGACAGAACAAGAACAAGATGGGGTGAATCATTTATTTGAAATGATGCTGGCAGTTAAGAAGCAGATCGTGTTAAGAAGGGCGTTGCATCATGAGTAAAGAGATTGAGCTTACTGCGCTGCAGATTGAGAATGTTCGAAAAAAAGCGGATGAAACCAGAAAGCTTTTTGGTATTTTTGGCGATGTTCCCATCGCTAATGATATTTTTATGCTTTTGGAAAAGAATAATATTATTCTTTGTGAATATCCCTTTGAGGCATCTGAAGGTTCGCATACCGACGCTACCCTTACCCGCTTTGAAACAAGAGATGAACCCATTATGTTTATTGGATTAAACACATCCCTGTATTATGACCAACAGATATTTGCCCTTGCACATGAGCTATATCATTTTAAGACGAAAACAGGCAAATCATATACAGAAGAAGAAAATGAAGATCCATTGCTGGAAAAACAGGCTGACAGATTTGCAGCAGAGTTATTGTTGCCAAGTGGGACTTTACATTCACGTGTAGTTTCTGAGTTTAAATCGGAAATGATTAATGAGGCGCTTTATTTGCGGACATTAAGATTTATTGCAAGATTACAGTGTGAATGGTGGTTGCCATATCATGCGATAGTCAATCGTCTATACGAAGAGAAATACATCAATAAGTCTTTTTATGAGAATTTATACGCGATGAATGATCGGGATGACAAAAGTGTCTATTGTCGGATATTTAAAACACTTGATCCGGAGAAATATGCTTTGTTAAATAGCAGGACTCTTCGAAAAGGAGTGTCAAATGCTGCGCTTGAAACAATTCTGTTGAACTATGAGGATGGGGAAGTTCCAGATGATGAATTTGTTGAACTTCTTATGTTGTTTGGAAAGTCACCTGAAGATTTAGGATATGAATTGACAGTATCGCCGGATGATCTGGACGATTTAAATGATCTGTTTGAAGGCGGTGAGCAGGATGAATGTTAATACAAAAGATATCAATCCTGCATTAGCCAGTCTTTTTAAGGATTGTGAGCAGGTGGTGTTCCTTGATGCAAATTTATTTATAGTTCCGGATAGGAGTAAAATTGGTGCGAGGCCGATTGCATTTCAAAAATATCAGGAGTATTGGCTTGAACCACTTTTTGATGCTTTTCCGAATCTGGCAGTACATGAATCAGTTTATGCGGAATTAGTCGAAGGAGCAGTAAAAGCTTTTGCTGATGAAAAGAAAGAAGAAGTTCCTACAAAGTTAAGAGTTTTTAAAGACTCGGAGCTAACTGGTTGTGAGAAAAATTCTTTTTGAAATGCAGATTCACAAAATGGCACCTTTTTCTGGATATATTCCAGAGCGGGATAATGCAAAAGATAGAGGAGAAATTCATTCCCTTGCGTATATGGCTGTCAAAAGGTACTTATATTTTGCAGCTAACGATAACCTGCCAATGCAATTGATTTGTAAAGCCGAAGAGCTGGAAACTGGTTTGGATAACATGAGTCTGCTTCAGTCTTATGAGATACTATATTATCTTTACAAGACAGGAAGGTATGATAACAAAGGGCTTAGAATGTTGTATAAGTATCAGTATTATTTAACCAGCCGAGAGAAAAAGCAGAACCCTGACTGGGGCAATTTCATTACTGCTATGGATGATTTGTATGGAAAAATAGAATAAACGGTAAAGTTGGCCCCGGTGGTTATTTTCCAATTTCACTACGACTTGTGAAGCAGGAGAGTGACCATCGGGGCTTCTTTTTTGCCTGTTTCTACCACAGTCTTTTTAAATACGGATGATATTATCATTCACATTTTTACAACGAAAATAATGGGAACATCATCCGCATTTTTATAACGAAATTCCCCCGAATGAACATTTCATATTTCTATTTCTACATCCGACCCCACCATTTCCCGAATGATAATATCATTCGCATTTTTACACGAAAATAATGATAATATCATTCGCGCCCGTTGCGAATGAACATTTTAGGATATGTTCCCATTACGACCGCTGATTTTTACATCGGCGGTCTTTTCTTTTTGCGCTCAGAAAATCATATCCAGACCGCAATATGCTCATAGTCAGCTCATGACCTACCAGAATGTAGCTACATACCGCTATATCCAAGTAGGTTATGAGCTTTTTATGTGTTGATTAGCCTATTATTACACGAAATTGAGGGAAGGCAAATTTGTGGCCATCACGGATAATCGTAGGTACGGATGTGGAGAATGCTCGTCTGGCGAAAGCGGCACACACTTTCGCTGAGCTCCTGCAGGAAGGTGCAATTAAAGAGAATATTGATACACTGTTTATGGGATTTACTGAGGCAGAGGCTGTGAAGCTGTTTGCCAATACATATCTGGCATTAAGAGTAAGTTATTTCAATGAGCTGGACACCTACGCAGAGATGAAAGGTCTGAACACACACAGCAGATTATCAACGGCGTTTGCCTTGATCCTCGTATTGGTACTCATTACAATAACCCATCCTTTGGTTACGGCGGATACTGTCTGCCGAAAGATACCAAGCAGCTGCTGGCAAACTATGCTGACGTGCCGGAAAATCTCATAGAAGCAATTGTGGAAAGCAATCGGACGAGAAAAGATTTCATCGCTGACCGGGTACTGGAGATCGCTGGTGGATACAGCACAAACGATGGCTGGGATGAAAATAAGGAAAATGAGATTGTAGTTGGCGTATATCGCCTGACTATGAAGAGTAATTCAGATAATTTCCGGCAGAGCAGCATCCAGGGCGTTATGAAGCGAATAAAGGCAAAGGGCGCTACTGTAGTGATTTACGAGCCGACACTGAAGGATGGAGAGAGGTTCTTTGGGTCAGTCGTAGTTAATGATCTGGAGAAGTTCAAGGGAATGAGTCAGGCGATTATCGCTAATCGGTATGATAAGTGCTTGGATGACGTGAAAGAGAAAGTGTATACGCGCGACATTTTCCGGCGTGATTAGGAATCCCTATCTTAATTGGCGGATGGAGGAAGTAATATGTCTGAGAGAATAAAAATTATTGTTTGTGCCCATAAGAAATGTAATATGCCGAAAGATCCAATGTATCTACCGCTCCATGTAGGTGCTGCTGGAAAGAAGAATAAGGATGGGAGTCCATTAGATTTTGGTTATGTAAGAGACGATATAGGAGATAATATTTCTGATCGGAATTGTAACTTTGGGACACAGACCGGATTATATTGGGTATGGAAAAACCTTGATGCTGATTACAAGGGCCTTGTACATTACCGGAGGTATTTTGTAGGTAGAAACTATAAAAAGGGCGATATGCTGGGTTCCGTGATTACAAGGGATGAAATCGAGCCGATGCTTGATAAATATAAAGTTTTCGTCCCTAAGAAGAGGCGATACTATATAGAATCCCTGTATTCCCACTATGCACATACCCATGATGAAACACATTTTCAAATAGTTGAGAAAATTATTAGCAGTGATTGTCCTGAATACCTAGATGCCTTTAAAAAGGTGATGAAAAGAAAATGGGGATATATGTTCAATATGATGATCCTGGAGAGAAATATGATGGATGATTATTGTTCATGGCTTTTCAATATTCTTTTTCAGGTAGTTGAACGTATAGATAAGTCCAATTTGTCAGCTTTTAATAGCCGTTTCTGTGGAAGGATAAGCGAAATTTTGTTTGATGTTTGGCTGGAATACAAATTACAGACTGGAGAAATCAGCAAATCAGAGGTGAAGGAACTTCCATATATGGAAGATGTTAATTGGGCTTTTAAAGTAAAGGTTTTTCTTTCGGCAAAATTTCTCCACAAGAAATATGGAGTAAGTTCATAATTGATTACATAAGGAGAGCAGAATTATGAAGTTTAAATACGTTGTAGTAGGAGCTGGTCTTGCGGGAATTACGATAGCTGAGAGGATTGCCACGCAGCTCCATGAAAAAGTGTTAATTATTGAAAAAAGACCGCAGATAGGTGGCAATGTTTATGATGAATATAACGACGCAGGTATCCTCATTCAAAAATATGGGCCACACACATTTCACACAAACGACAAAGAAGTGTTTGACTATGTGTGCCAATATTGTGACTGGCATGAATATCAGCACCGCGTTATGTCATATGTTAATGGTAATTTCGTACCGATGCCGATTTCTTTGGAAACCATCAATCAGCTCTACAATATGAACCTTTCTGAAGATGGGATGGACGCATTCATTGAAAGTCGGAAGATTAAGATTGATGAGATTAAAACCAGCGAAGATGTGGTGTTGAGTCAGGGAGGGCAGGATATTTATGAGAAGTTCTTTAAGTACTTCACAATCAAACAATGGGGTGTATCTCCTGCTGAATTAGAAAGTATCAAGTTCATTTTTGAAACACATGATTGTGAGTCCTATCAGCCTGTCGCCAGCACCCGTTGGCCGATGGACTATGATTATACCCGGATTACGGAGTTCAAAAAGCTCACTGGCCAAAAGAACGATAAGACTACTATCCTCAAGGAAATCCCTTGCGATGGGGAAGAACCGTTCTATACCTTTCCTACAGCAGAATGGAAAGCTCTTGCGCAGCAGTATAGGGATTTAGCAACGCAGGAAGAGAATGTGATTTTCCTAGGGAGATTGGCAGAGTACAAGTACTATGACATGGATAATGTTATTCGGCGTTCATTAGATGTGTTTTCAGAGATTGCTAAGGTGAATTAATGAGAAACAAGAAGAAAAAAATTGGCCTGATCGGATATCTGGGTTATGCAACGTCAACTCCAATTATCGGGGGTCAGATGAGCAAAACGAGAGGCATCATCAAGCAACTTGAGCAGGAGTATCCAGGCCAGATCATGAGTGTAGACACTTCTAATTGGAAAAAGGAGGTGTTTTCACTGATTTTGCAGTGTTTTGAAGTCGCCAACCAGTGTGATGTTGTAATTGTTATGCCGATTAAGAATGGTATTAAGTTTGTTTTGCCTTTCTTTGCACTTTTAAAGGGCATCAAACGATATAAAATGGCGTATCCAATTGTTGGAGGTTGGCTGACGGGATTGCTGAAAAAGCATAGATATCTGGCTTGGGCCTTTAAAAGAGTTGATTATCTCTTGCCGGAAACTAAGCAGTTGATGGAAGAGCTTAAGAAGTTTACAGATGCGCCCATAGATGTTATGTCTATTTTCTCAACAAGGAAACCGTTGAAATTAGAAAGTCTAGATTTTGATGCGCAGATACCGTTCAAGTTCTGTACATTCTCCAGAGTGACTCTAACAAAAGGTATTGACGATGCAATAGAGGCAATTGCAAATGTCAATCAAAGCGTAGACGGTCTTCTATGCAAATTAGATGTTTGGGGACCTATAGAAGAAAAGTACTCTGATCATTACAAAAAGATTTTTGAAAAGAATAAGGAGTTTGCTACATATAAGGGTTTAATAACCAGTGATGAAGGCCTCGAAAAACTTTCAGAATACTACATGATGCTATTTCCGACTTATTATCCGGGCGAAGGGTTCCCTACAGCAATTTGCGAGAGCTTTATGGCAGGTTTGCCTGTTATAGCATCAGACTGGCGTTTCAATAATGAACTTGTAGAGAATAAAGAAACAAGCTTTCTGATTCCTGTTCATGATGTCGACGGGATTGCGAGATGCATTGATTACGCCATTAATCATCGAGAAGATATCAACAAGATGAAAACAAAGTGTTTAATGATTAGTGAACAATTTAAGCCTGTTGAGGTTATGAGAAATTTGGATTTCTGGATAAGGAAGGAACATAATTTTGGCAAGTGAAGCTGATTTATGTCGAACTGTAAAATGAGGAGAATGTAGTATGAAAAAATTGTTGATATATTTCCCTGAAGAGAAACTGTTTCCTAAAGGGGGGCAGGCGGGGTATTTGTTTAATTTAAAAAAAGGATTGGACGCAATAGGTGAATCTGAGTATCTTCCTATTGATATTTCTTTTTATAATAATGGACCATCACGTTTTGAGGATAATTCAAAACTCCGGAATATGATGCCTGAGCGTATTTTGGAGATAAGAAGGGCTATTAACGATGCCTATTACAGCATTGCCAAAATAATAATGAATAGACGTTGCTTTTTTATTGTAGTCGGTGCATAATAATTCT